ATGCGGCTTTTCGGATGGAAGGCGGCCCGCCCATCGGCGCGGCCGGCGTTGACTCGCGGCTTCGGCACAAGCGCCGGGGCCGGGGGCGAATGGCCGAGCGGCTATGACGCGCAGGTGCGGGCCGCGATACTCGGCAATGCGGTCGCCCAGCGTGCGGTCAGGATCGTCGCGGAGGGGGCCGGCGGCATCACCGTCGATGCCACGCCGGACGATCACCCCGCCGCGAACCTGCTCAAAAGCGCCGGCCAGCCGCTGATCGAGACCGCCGCCGCACATCTGCTGCTGCACGGCGACGCCTTCGTGCAGGTGATCGCGGACGCCGACGGGATGCCGGCGATGCTCTATGCGCTGCGCCCCGAGCGGGTGGCGATCGAACCCGATGCGAGCGGCTGGCCCGCCGCTTATGCCTATCGGGCCGGGGGCAGCGTGATGCGGTTCCCTGCCGCCGCGCCGGATGGACGGCCGGGGCTGATCCACATCCGCACCATGCATCCGCTCGACGATCATTATGGGCTGGGGTGCCTGGGCGCGGCGTCCGGGCCGGTGGCGATCCACAATGCGGCGACGCGTTGGAACAAGGCGCTTCTCGACAATGCGGCGCGGCCCTCCGGCGCGCTGGTCTATGAGCCTGGCGAACCCGGCGCGTCGCTGACCCGCGACCAGTTCGACCGCCTGCGCGCCGAGATGGACGCCAGCTTCGCCGGCAGCGGCAATGCCGGGCGGCCGATGCTGCTGGAAGGAGGGCTGCGATGGCAGGCGCTCAGCCTGACGCCGGCCGACATGGACTTCATCAACCTGAAGGCCGCCGCCGCGCGGGAGATCGCGCTGGCCTTCGGGGTGCCGCCGATGCTGCTCGGGCTTCCGGGGGACAACACCTACGCCAATTACAGCGAGGCCAACCGGGCGCTGTGGCGGCTGACCATCCTGCCGCTGGCCGGCCGGATCGTCGGCGCGATCGAGGCGGGGCTGCGCGCCTGGTGGCCAGAACTGCGGCTGGCGATCGACCTCGATGCGATCCCGGCGCTGGCCGCCGATCGCGAGGCGCTGTGGGGGCAGGTGTCCGGCGCGGGATTCCTCAGCGACGACGAGAAGCGCGCGATGCTGGGCTTCGGCCCGCGGGAGGCGGAATCATGAATATCGATGTGGAGAGCGCGCTGCTCGCCCGGCTGATGGAGCAGGGGCGGGAGGCGGGCGCGGACCTGCTGACGCTGCGCGCGCTGGCCGAGGAGTCGAGTCAGCTCGGCGCCGGCCGGGCGCTGGAGCGGCTGGGGCTGGCGGATGCGCGGGCGCGGGCGGATCTCGACGAGTTGCGCGAGCTGCTGTCGGCGTGGCGCGATGCCAAGCGGACGGCGCGTGATGTCGTGATCGGCTGGGTGGTGCGGGTGATGCTGGCGCTGCTGATGCTGGGGCTGGCGGTGCGGCTGGGGCTCGTCGCGCTGGTGCGGCAGTGAAGCGGCTGCGCTTCGCCGGTTATGCCGCGCTGTTCGATCGGGTGGATCGCGGTGGTGATCTGATCCGGGCCGGCGCCTTTGCGCGGGCCGTCGCGGCCGGGCCGAAGGGGCTGCCGCTGCTGTGGCAGCATGAGCCGCATCGGCCGATCGGTCGGGTCGAGACCATTGCCGAGGATCAGCGCGGGTTGCGCGTGATCGGGCGGCTTACCCCCGGAGCGGGCGAGGCGGCGGCGCTGCTGCGCGATGGCGCGGTGGGGGGCCTCAGCTTCGGATATCGCATTCGCGCCAAGCGCGATCGCCCCGGCGGGCGGGAGCTGACCGATATCGATCTGGTCGAAGTCTCGCTGGTGACTTTCCCGATGCAGCCCGGTGCTCGGGTCCATGCCGTCCATGAGGAGGAAAGCGAATGATGTCTGGTCTTTATGAGGAGAATGGCATGTACGAAGTGAAGGCCGATCCGCTGGAGGCGAGCTTCGCCGGCGCCGAGGAGATCGCGGAGCTGCGCGCCGGCATGGCCGACTTGAAGGCCAAGCTGGACGGGGCCGCCATCGGCGCGGCGCGGCCGATGCTGAGCGGCGGGCGGGCGCCCGAGGCGAAGCAGTTCGTCGAGCGCTACCTCCGCCACGGCAATGCGGCGGGGATAGAGGTGAAGGCGGTCGATGGCTCGACGGGGGCGAGCGGCGGCTATGCGGTGCCGCGCGATATCGATGGGGTGATCGACGGGGTGCTGGCGTCCATCTCGCCGATCCGCGCCATCGCCAACGTCGTGCGGGTGGGCTCTTCGGGGTATCGCAAGCTGGTGACGACCGGCGGTGTCGCCTCCGGCTGGGCGGCGGAGAATGCGGCGCGCGCCGAGACCGCTACCCCCAGCTTCGCCGAGATCGCGCCGCCGATGGGGGATCTGTTCGCTAATCCCGCCGCGACGCAGGCGATGCTGGACGACGCGGCGTTCGACGTCGAGGGCTGGCTGGCGATCGAGATCGCGCAGGAGTTCGCGCGAGCCGAGGGGGCGGCGTTCGTCAATGGCGATGGCGTCAACAAACCCAAGGGCTTCCTGACCGCTCCCAAGAGCGCGCAGGAGGATGGGGTGCGGCCGTTCGGGACGCTCCAGTATCTTGTGACCGGAGTGGACGGGGACTTCCCGAAGGTGGAGCCCGAGGACCGGCTGATCGATCTCGTCCAGTCGCTGCGCGCGCCGTATCGGCAGGGGGCGGTGTTCGTGATGAACAGCTTCACGCTGGCCTTCATCCGCAAGATGAAGACGGCGGACGGCGCCTTCGTCTGGTCGCCGGGGCTGGTGCAGGGACAGCCGGACACGCTGCTCGGCTATCCGGTGGTGGAGGCGGAGGACATGCCGGATATCGGCGCGGGCTCGACCCCGATCGCGTTCGGCAACTTCCGCGCCGGCTATCTGATCGCCGAGCGCGAGGAGACGGCGATCCTGCGCGATCCCTTCACCCACAAGCCGTTCGTCCACTTCTACGCCACGCGGCGGGTGGGGGGCATCGTCGCCAATTCGGAGGCCATCAAGCTGCTGAAGTTCTCGGCCGCCTGAGCCGGGTCGCCGCGCGGGGCCGTCCTGCCCCGCGCGGCTTGTTCTGTCCCCCATCGCCGGGAGCGTCGCTCATGCGTGTGTTCGCCAAGTCGCCCGAGGCGACCTTCGATTATTCTGTAAGCTGGCCGCGCGGGGCGCTGCTCGGCGTGCCGATCGCCGAGAGCGAGTGGCGCTCCCGGCCGGAGGGGCTGCGGATCGAGCCTCTGGATACCGAACCGGGCCGTACAGCCGCGCGCATTGCCGGGGGCGTACCGGGCGGGCGCTATCGGCTCGTCCATCGGGTGACGCTGGCGGACGACCGGACGCTGACCCGCATCCTCGACATCGAGGCGACGCGATGAGCGTGCCGGAAGGGGCGGTGGCCGATGCGCGGGCCTATCTGCGGGTCGATGGCGCGGCGGAGGATGGCTTGCTGGGGACGCTGGCCGGCGCGGCGATCGGGCTGTGCGAGCGCTTTACCGGGCTCGCCCTGCTGGCGGTGGATCGCAGCGACGTGGTCGCGGTCGGGCCGGGTTGGGTTCGGCTGCCGGCGACGCCGGTGTTCGCGATCAGCTCGGTAAAGGCGCTGGACGCGGGCGGGGCGGCGGTGCCGTTGCCGGTCGGTGGCTATGCGATCGACATCGATGCGGCGGGCGACGGCTGGGTGAAGCTGGACGGGCCGGCGGGGCAGCCCCGGCTGTTCGTGGAATATCATGCCGGGCTCGCCGCCGACTGGCGCTCGCTGCCCGAGCCGCTGCGGCAGGGGGTGGTGCGGCTGGTGGCGCATCTTCACGCCCATCGTGACGTCATGGCGGACAGCGGGCCGCCGGCGGTGGTGGCGGCGCTGTGGCGGCCGTGGCGACGGATGCGGCTGGCATGAGCGCGGAGTTCGCGGGCGCGCTCGACCAGCGCGTGACGGTGCGGCGGCGGGCGGCGGATCGGGACGATCTGGGCGGCGCGGCCGGTGGCTGGGGCGAGGGCGCGGCGGTGTGGGCCGCGCTGACGCCGATGGCGGCGCGGGGGGCGGACGGGGATCGGCCGGTCGGGCGGGCGCGGTGGCGGGCGGTGGTGCGCTCCGGCGTCGAGGTCGTGCCGGGGGATCGGCTGGTGTGGCGTTCGTGTGATTTCGCGGTGCGGTCGGTGGTGGCGGACCCTGCTGCGCCGGATCGCCTCACCCTGGTGGTGGAGGAGGAAGGATGAGCGGGCTTTCGGGGGCGCTGGCGGCGGCGAAGGCGCGCGCGGTGGCGGCGATCGAGGCGGAGGTGCCGGCGGATGTGGTCGTCGAGGCCGTCGAGGGCGGGGTTCGGCTTTCGGGGCGGCGGCTGTCCGTGCGGGCGGCGAGCGATGGCCGGCTGCGCGACTTTGCGGGGCTGGTGCGATGAGCGGGGCGGCGATGGCTGTGCAGCGGGCGCTGGTGGCGGCGTTGCGGGGGGCTCCGTTCAGCGTGGCTCCGACGGGGATTTATGATGGGCCTCCGGTGGATGCGGCGTTTCCCTATGTCGCGGTGTCGGATGGCGCGACCTCCGACTGGAGCCACAAGAGCGGGCGCGGCCGGGAGCACCGGCTGAGCGTCGCCGTGTGGGACGACGGAGTGAGCCCCACGCGGCTGCACCGGCTGATCGGAGAGGTGGAGGCGGCGGTCGAGGGGATGCCTCGGGCGCTCGACGGGCATTCGGTGGCGAGCCTCGTGTTCCTGCGGGCTCGGGTGGTGCGGGATGCGGATGGGCCCTGGGTCGGGCGTGTCGATTATCGGGTGCGGACGCTGGAGGGGTGATTTCTTCCTTCTCCCTCTCCCCTGAGGGGAGAGGGCTTTTTCATAGGCTTATACGGGAGAATGGTCATGGCGGCTGAAAGCGGTAGCGCGTTTCTGCTCAAGATCGGGGATGGCAAGCCGTCCCCAACCTTCGCCACCGTCGCGGGGATGCGGACGACGCAGCTCTCGATCGCGGGCGAGGTGGTGGCGATCACCAACAAGGGCTCCGGCGGATGGCGGGAGCTGCTGTCCGGCGCCGGTACGCGCAGCGTCTCGGTGGCGGGGAGCGGGGTGTTCACCGGCTCGACCGCCGAGGCGCGGCTGAAGGCCAATGCGCTGGCCGGGACGCTCGACGACTATCAACTCAGCTTCGAGAGCGGCGAGACGATGCAGGGGCGGTTCCTGCTGACCAAGCTCGATTATTCGGGCGATTTCAATGGGGAGCGGACCTACACGCTAGCGCTGGAATCCTCCGGCCCGGTGGTGAGCCTGTGAGCGCCCCCGCCAATCCCGCGCGGGGCGAGACCTCGCTGACCGTCGCCGGCCAGCCGCTGACGGTGCGGCCCAGCTTTCAGGCGCTGGTCGCCGCCGAGGCGGATGTCGGGCCGCTGTTCCATCTGGTCGAGAAGGCGGCGGCGGGGAAGCTGTCGCTGGTCGAGACGGTGGCGCTGGTGTTTCACTGCCTGGTCGATCGGCCGGATGATCTGACCCGCGAGCGGCTGGGCGAGATGATCGCGGAGGCCGGGCTGGCGGCGCTGACGCCGCTGCTGCGGACGCTGCTCGCGCAGATCATCAAGGGGCGGTGAGCGTGGGCGTTTCCCGGCGGGCGTCGGAGCTGGACCCCGGCCTTCGCCGGGGAACAGCGAGGTCGGCGGCGAGAGCAACGGCCTCCCCTACCGTTCCCCGGCGAAGGCCGGGGTCCAGTCCGGCGTCGGAGGGGGAGTGCGGTGCGCTCCCGACATTCGCCGCGCAGGCGCAGCGGCTCGCCGGCGTGGCGGGGGCGCTTGCGGGGTGGCGGCCGGATGAGTTCTGGCGGGCCACTCCGCAGGAGCTGGAGGCGGTGCTGATAGCGTTCGCCGGGTCGGAGGGGGCGGGTGATCCGCCCCCCGATGCCGCGCTGATCGCGATGCTCAAGGAGCAATTCCCCGATGGATGAGACGATCGAGACGCTGATGGTCGGCGTGCGCGCCGATACCGACGCCTTCGCCCGCGATGCCGCCGAGATGCAGGCGACGCTGATCGATTGCATGAAAACCGGCGGCCAGAAGGGCGGCGGGCTGATCGAGGCGAGCCTGTTGAAGGCGGTGCGTACCGGCAAGCTGAGCTTCGACGATCTTGGCAAGACGGCGCTCGCCGTGCTGTCCCAGATTGCGGCGCAGGCGGTGAAGGCGGGAATCGGGGCGATCCTTGGCGGCGGCAAGGGTAAGGATGACGGGCTGCTGTCGGTCGGCACCGGCCTGTTGGGATCGTTGCTCGGCGTTCCCGGTCGCGCGACGGGTGGGCCGGTGTCGCCGGGGCGGGCCATCGTGTCGGCGAGCAGGGGCCGGAGCTGTTCGTGCCCACCTCGGCCGGGAGCATCGCTCCGGCCGGTGCGGGTGGCGGGCGCGAGGTGCGGGTGGCGATCCATGTCAACGCGCCGGCCGGTAGCGAGCCGCAGGCGCTGGCGCGCTCCAGCCGGCAGGTGGCGCGGGCCGTCACCCGCGCGCTGGCTCAGGCGGAGCGCTGAGCCATGGGACACTGGCTGGCCGGCGCCGACGATGCGTTCCGGGCGCAGAAACGCGCGACGGGGTGGATCAAGCGGTTCGATCCGCGCTTTTGGACCGTGAATTTTCCCCGCCCGATGATGGCGGCTGTGACGACCGGGGCCACGGACTCGCTGCGGGTCGATGCTGTCTTCTACCGTACCAATGATCTGGCCGGGCTGATCTGGGAGGCGGAGGACCGGATCGATCATCCGCTGCTGCGCTATGAGACGGCGCGGGATTTCCGGGGCTGTACGCTGTCCTTCCGCTGGCGGTCGGGGGGCATGATGCCGCTCGATGCGATTAATGGCCCGACGCTGACGATCGAGGGGCGGGACGCCTCCGGGCATCCACGCTCCTGGTATGTGCGGTTGTGGAACTATGCGAAGGGCAGCTCGCAAGATGCTCTGATTGCGATCGATTTTTCCACCGTGAAAGGCGGATTCCTGCTGCCGGGCGAGGCCGATCCGGTGTGGGCGGGGGACATCGACCGGCTGTTCCTGTCGCTGGTGCCGCCGGGCTATACCGCGCAGCCGGGCGAGCTGGCCGCGCCGGCCGAGGCGTGGGTGGAGATGAGTGGCATCGCCTGCTCGGGCGGCGGATCGACGCTGGCGATCGGGGACGGGCTGGTGCCGCCGCATGGGCTCGGCATCGCGACGGGCTTCGACGACGCGTATAACCAGACGCCGGCGCGGCTGCTGCGGCAGGCGCTGCATCTCGGCTATCGCGGCGCCATCAACCATTATGTCGGCATGAGCCATTATTTCCGGCTCGAATGGAATGGCGGGGCGGGGCTGCATCTGGTGAGCCTGGCCGGCGGTGCGCTCAATGTGGCGGCGACGGCGTGGCATCGGGATTTTCTTGGCCGGGCGGCGGGGCTGGGGTTCGAGGTGATCCTTTCGCTGTCCTACGAACTGCTCGACCAGCATTGCTGGAACGACTGGAAGCAACGCGGGCCTGACGGGGGGCAGGCGCTGACCGGGTGGGATCCGCCTTCTACGCTGCTGTCGCCCGCGAACGCCGCGGCGATGAATTATCTGCGGAATGTCGCCGTCACCTTTGCGTGGCTGGGCGTCGCGGTCGGGCGGGTGCGGTTCCAGATCGGCGAGCCGTGGTGGTGGGTGCGGGCGGATGGGACGCTGTGCCTGTGCGACGATGCGACGCGGGCTCTGTTGGGGCCGGGAGTGGATACGCTGGGGCCGGTGCGGGGGGCGCTCGATGCCGGGCGGCAGGCGCTGCTGGATGCGGCGGGGCGGGTGTTGAGCGACTCCACGGCAGCGCTGGCGGCGGCGGTGCGGGAGGCGGCGCCCGGGGCGGAACTGCTGTTGCTCGCCTATCTGCCGACGGTGCTCGATCCGGCGATGCCGGAGCTGGCGCGGGCCAATTTGCCGGTCGGCTGGGCGAGCTCGGCGTTCGATCGGCTCCAGCTGGAGGATTATGACTGGGTGCTGGCGGACAATGCCGGCGCCATCGCGCGCGGGGCGGCCTTTGCCACCGCTCGGCTCGGCTATCCGGTGGAGCGACAGGATTATCTCGCCGGCTTCGTGCTGCGGGCGGAGGATGCCGGTGCGCAATGGCCGCGTATTGCTGCCTCGGTGGCGGCTGCGAAGGCGCGGGGCGTGCCGCGCTGTTTCGTCTGGGCGCTGCCGCAGGTGGCGCGCGACGGCTTCACCTTTTTCGATCCGGGGGAGGGGCAGGTGCAGGCTTTCGACGATGTGGATTTTCCGCTCGCGTTGGGGCGCGAGGCGAGCGTGACGCCGGCCTTCTCCACCGCGATCGTGACGACGGCGGCGGGGGTGGAGCGGCGCAACGCCGACTGGGCGGATGCGCGGTTGCGCTTCGATGCGGGGCCGGGGGTGCGATCGGAGGCGGATATCGCGGCGCTGATCGGCTTCTTCCGGGCTCGGCGGGGGGCGGCGCGGGCGTTCCGCTTCCGCGATCCGTTCGATTGCAGCTCGGGCGGGAGCATCCCGATGCCGACCGATCAGGCGATCGGGCTGGGCGACGGCATCGCCACCAGCTTCGCGCTGGTGAAGCGCTATGGCGAGGGGCCGGACGCGCAGGTGCGGCCGATCACGCGCCCGGCGATCGGCAGCGTGCGGGTGGCGGTGAACGGGCAGGAGCGGCTGGCCGGCTGGACGCTGATGGTGGGCGGCATCGTCGCCTTCGATGTGGCTCCGGCGGCCGGTGCGGCGGTGACGGCGGGCTATCTGTTCGACGTGCCGACGCGCTTCGCCACCGATACGCTGGAGGTGAGCCGCGCGACCTTCCTCGCCGGCGAGGTGCCGAGCGTGCCGCTGATCGAGGTGCGTGAGGGATGAGCGCGCCGGACTGGTTGCGGGGCGAGCTTACCACCCTGGCGCTGTGCTGGCGGCTCGATCGGGCGGATGGGGTGACGCTGGGTTTCACCACGCATGACCGCGATCTGGCGGTGGGCGGGGTGGTCTATGCGGCGAGCCCGGGCATGCTGCCGTCCGCCGTGCGGCAGTCGGACGGGTTCGATGTCGATACGCTGGATGTGGAGGGCGCGCTTACTCATGACGCGATCACCGCCGACGATCTGGCGGCCGGGCGGTGGGACGGAGCGGTGCTGAGCCTGTTCGCGGCGGATTGGAGCGATCCTGCCGCGCCTGTCCAGCCGATCGCGCGGGGGGAGATCGGCGATGTGTCGATCCGCGATGGGGCCTTCACCGCCGAGTTGCGCGGGCCGACCGCGCTGCTGGAACGGCCGGTGGTGGAGCAGACCTCGCCCGATTGCCGGGCCTCGCTGGGCGATGCGCGGTGTCGGATCGACCTGGCGCCGCGGCGGCGGATGGTGCGCGTGCTGGCGGTGGCGGGGCGGGTGGTGACGGTCGATACGGTCGAGCCTTCGCCCGGTGCCTACGCCTACGGGCGGCTGCGCTGGCTGGAGGGGGCCAATGCCGGGCTCGCCGCACTGGTGGCGGGGTCGGACGGCGCGACCGTCAGCCTGCGCGAGGCGCCGGCCTTTGCGGTGGCGGAGGGGGCGATGGTGGAGCTGACGGAGGGGTGCGATCGGCGGCTGGAGACGTGCCGCGATCGCTTCGCCAATGTCGCCCACTTCCGGGGCGAGCCCTATCTGCCGGGGAACGACCTGCTCACGCGCTATGGGACGGGCTGATGCTGCTCGAGGTGGCGGCGGCGCGGCGTTGCGTGGGCGCGCGCTTTCGGTTGCATGGGCGGACGATCGAGACGGGGCTGGATTGCGTCGGTGTCGCCGCCATCGCGTTCGGGGTGTCGGCGGTGCCGGCCGGCTACGCGCTGCGAGGTGGTCGGGTGGAGGATGTCCTCGCGGCGATCGACGCGGCGGGGCTCCTGCGGGGGGATGGGGAGCCGGATGCGGGGGCGCTGATGCTGCTGCTTGGGGGGCCGTTCCAGCTTCACCTCGCGATCCGGACGGATCTGGGGTTCGTTCATGCTGACGCGGCGCTGCGGCGCGTGACAGAGGTGCCGGGCATGCCGGAGTGGCCGTTGCTCGCGCACTGGCGGGCTGCGAGCCCTTTCCCGCCTTCGCGGGAGAGGGTTGGGTGAGGGTCTTCTTCTCCTTCTGACCCAGCGACCAAGAAGAAGACCCTCATCCTCCCATCGCTTCGCGATGGGCCCCTTCTTCTCCCGCGAGTGCGGGAGAAGGTTGAAGCGTAATTCACTGATCTGGAAGGATATCCATGGCCACGCTGGTTCTTACGGCGGTCGGGTCTCTGATCGGCGGGCCGATCGGGGGGGCGATCGGGGCGCTGATCGGCAGCCAGGTCGATCATGCGCTGTTCAGTCCCAAGGCCGCCAAGGGCGCGCGGCTTGATCGACTGGCGGTGCAGGGCTCCTCTTATGGCGCGGACCTGCCCAGATTGTTCGGCACGATGCGGGTCGCCGGCACCGTGATCTGGTCCACCGATCTTCAGGAAAGCAGTCACGCCAGCGGCGGCGGCAAGGGCAAGCCCAGCTCCACCAGTTACTCCTATTCGGCCTCGTTCGCGGTGGCGCTGTCGGCGCGGCCGATCCGGTCGGTCGGGCGCATCTGGGCGGATGGCGCGCTGCTGCGGGGCGCCGGGGGCGACTGGAAAGGATCGATCGGCGCCTTCCGTCTCCACATCGGTGAAGAGGGGCAGCCGGTCGATCCGCTGCTCGCCGCCGCGACGGGGATCGAGGCCACGCCGGCCCATCGGGGCACCGCTTATGTGGTGTTCGAAAATCTCCAGCTTGCCGACTATGGCAACCGGATTCCCTCACTGAGCTTCGAGGTGGAGGCGGACGAGGGGCCGGTGGCGCTCGCCGCCATCGCGGGCGAGCTTTCCGATGGCGAGATCATCGGATCAGGCGGGCCGTTGCTGGCGGGCTATGCGGCGTCCGGAGACAGCTTGCGCGGTGCGGTGGAGGGGCTGGCCGCTGCGCTGCCCGTCGCCTTCGCGGACGGGGCGGCCGGCGTGGTGCTGGTGGACGAGACCGCCGCGCCTGCCGCGCTGCCGATCGCGCAACTGGGATGCGCCACGGACGGCAAGGCCGCCCCGGCGCTGACTCTCGACCGACAGGCGGCCGGAACGCTCAACGAGGCGGTGAGCCTCGCTTATGCCGATCCGGCCCGTGATTATCAGCTCGGCGCCCAGAGTGCGCGCTACGGGGCGTCCGCACGACGGGCGGGAGCGGTGGATCTCGCCGCTGCCGTCGATGCCTCCGCCGCCAAGGGGTGGGCCGAGGCTTGGCTGGCGCGGCAATGGGCCGGGCGGACGACGGCGACGGTCACGCTGCCCTGGCGGTGGCTCGATCTGGGTGCGGGCGCTCTGCTCCGCCTGCCGGGGCAGGGCGGCGTGTGGCGCGTCACCGATCGCGCGTTCGAGGGGATGCTGGTGACGCTGACCGCGCGGCGACTGCCGGGCGAAGCTCCGCCACCGCCGCCGGCCAGCCCCGGCACCGGCGTGCTGGAGCCCGACCAGCCGCATGGGCCGACCACGCTGGCGCTGCTCGACCTGCCCTCGCTGGGGGACGACCCGTCGAGCGGGCCGACGCTGCTGGTCGCCGCCGCCGGGCGATCGGCGGGCTGGCGCAAGGCGACGCTGCTGGCGAGCCTCGACGACGGCGCGAGCTGGCAGCCGATCGGGCGGACCGCGCCGGCGGCCGTCCTCGGCCGGACGCTGACCATGCTGCCGGCTGGAAGCGCGCGATTGCGGGATGCCGCCTCGACGGTGGATATCGAGATGCTGAACGACGCGATGGCGCTGGCCGGCAGCGATGCGGTGGGCGCGTCGGCCACCGCCAATCTGGCGGTAATCGGGGACGAGCTGATCCAGTTCGCCTCGGCGGAGCAGATCGGGCCGCGCCTGTTCCGGCTCTCGGGCCTGCTGCGAGGGCGGCGTGGGAGCGAGTGGGCGGTGGCGGACCATGTCGCCGGCGAACGCTTCGTCCTGGTGGAGCCCGGCAACCTGCTCTCCTGGTCGCCGCCGGCGGGGATGGTGGGGAGTACTCTCCGCATCGCCGCGAGCGGCGTCGGGGACGCGGCGCCGGTCGAAGCCTCGATCCTGTTCCAGGCGCGAGCGTTGCGGCCGCCGTCGCCGGTGGCGGTGTCCGCCGCGATCGGCATGGAGGGCGCGCTGACGGTTCGCTGGACGCGGCGGAGCCGGGTCGGCTGGAACTGGCTCGACGATATCGACGCGCCGCTGGGCGAACAGGAGGAGCGTTACCGCCTCACCGCCACACGCGACGGCTTGCCGGTGATGCGCGACCTGATCGCGCGGGAGGCGGTGCTGTCCGCCGCCGAGCTGGCGGCGCTGGGCAGGGGATCGGTGCGGCTGACGGTGGCGCAGGTCGGGACGGGCGCTGCCTCGCTGCCGCCCGCCGAAATGATTTTCAGCATGGGAGACTGA